TTTTCGTTACTAGGTGCTTTGATAATCCAATACTTCTCTAAATCTTCTTGAGTTCTGATCCCTCTTCCTTGAACAAATTGCTTATAGGTCCAGTTCTTTCCCTCTGAATTGCTGGTTAATATACCAAATCTTTTCTTGTGTTTCTTGTTTCTTAGCCGTCCCTTGAGAACATTAAAGGTGTTTTCGTCAACTTCGTTTACCTCATCTATCCAAAATGCTCCAATTTCAAGAGATTTTAACTTCTCAATGTCGTCCAGTCCCCAAAAATAAACTTCGTGTCCGTTAATAAAGGTTACTAGATTTTCTGATTTGTTATATTTCCCTATCAGTCTATTATCGCAAACCTCAAAAAAGGTTTTCATAGTGGTTGCTTTTAAGTCAACCAATGTCTGCCTTGATATCAATGTTCTGCCACCAGGGTTTTGCATAGCGTGTCTTATGATGGCTTGAGATCCAATAAATGATTTACCTGATCCAAACCCGCCACAATACCAAATGAATTTTGCGTTTTCGTTATACTCAATGTGATATAAAAAGAGCTTTTGTTTTGGGAGTGGCTCAAAGTCTTGAACTACTTCCCCAACAACATTACCGCCCAAATTGACAACCGCCGGCTTTTTTTCTGTCATTCTACTATTCTTTTTTTCTTATCCTTTACCTCATCAAAGTCTTTCTTTTCTCCAGGAGATAAAAAACCTTGAAAGACTGCTGGATTGTTTTGATCAAATCCAAATTTCTTGGTGTCAATTAGTAATCCCTGCATCTTGGCAAGAAGCTCAAAACTTTTAACGGCGGCGTTTATTGTTTTAGCTCCTCGGTATTCTGTCCCGATTGATAATAGTTGTTGTTGAATGAACTCTGGCGTAATTCGGGAGGCTTGCATTTTGTTGTTTAACTCTGAAAGGATATTAGGATTTCTCAGTAATCTACTAGATTCCACCCTAGCTGTTGATTCTTTAATCGGATGGTCTTTCGTGTTGTAAACTGTCAAATAAGCCTGCGTCCCGTTCCCCCCGTTTGCTATATACTCATCAATGAATCTAATCCAACTTAATTTTAAGCCCTCCTCATTTACTGCTTTTTTAAGTTTTGATAAAGGAATCTTCTCTTCTGCTTTTCTTGTTGATAGTAAATTAGAAGCTTTTCTTTTTCCCGTTTGATTCCAAGTCCCCTTTTTTTTCTTAGCATTCATTGGTATATAAAAAAAGGAATACTTGGTTGGTTTACAGGAGGATATCCAAAAATCCTACAAACCTTTCAATTATTCCTTTGTTATTTAATATTCAATATTGTGCGACGCTTTTATTTTAGATTATAGACAATCCTAGTAAAAGAATTGATATAGCTATCATAAAATAAGCTAACGCCAATCTGTTTTTTAACTCTTTCTCTGTTTTCATAGATTTGAAATTATTTATTAGGTTTAACCCCAAAATGATTCTCAAGGTGTTCGATTAAATACTTGGCATAATCCGTTCTTAATTCCGCACCCTTGAAAGTAAATACTTCCAAACCTTTTTCCTCTGTTTGTGATCTCAATGTTTTTAAAGTTGAGATGTCGTCTTTTGTAAAAGACATTGCCTCCTTTTTCATACTTTTATACTTATATTTTTAAAAGGGTTTAACACCCTGCTCTCAATTCGTGCCGGAGAATATAGGTGGCAGTTAATTGAGAACACTTGTTTCATTCCCACAAAAAGTGAGAGCAGGAGGTTAAAATTATATTTATTGCTGAATAAATTTCTTTAATTGACTCAGCGATAAACACAATGGAATATCGCAGACTAGAAAGGAAGTGTCTGTAATAATTATACTCCTTTTTAGTCATTTTGTAAATAGAACTTCTACTTTTTTGTAGTCTTTTTCTTTGTTTTTCTTGCTTTTTTTACCTCTTTTAAGGTATTTCCGCAATTAAAACATTGTTCTACTCCTTTGTTGTGTTTTGTTCCACAAATTGAACACTTCATACTTTTTAATTATTGTTTAAAAACTTTACATAATCATAAGCGACAACCATTAGAATTGAAAGGAAAACTAATCCAATCAATACCAAGGAATATAAATCTGATGGCTTTCTCATTTTATTTTTTTAATAATTAGTCCCTTGCGGGAGAAGTCTATTTTAAGAAGCCATCTTCTCCCGTTCGCATTTCTATAAAAAGAATACGCTTTTAATTGACTTCTTCCGTAAAGGACTTCAACTGACTGTCCTGCCGTTGGTCCGAACAGGGAAGCCAGTTCTTCTGACTATTATAATCCCCCCGACAAGTAAATTATAAGGTGTTCCTCGTGGAGAAAATTATTTTTTAAAAAATTTGTCAATCGCTCTTCTTAAAACCCCGTGAATTCTAATAGCTCTTTGCCTGATTGTTGGTTTTCTTAGGGAATTAAGAGTTTTTGCATACACTGAATAAACTATTGATAGCAACCCGTCAACTTGGACTATGTATCTCTTGACTGGTGCTTTTGGACTTTGCTGGATAGTTAAAACTATATAACCATACTGAAATTTTTTAAGATCTTCTGCTACTTTGACATTTATCTTGGGATAATCATCAAAATCCCTAGCTTTCATTTCCTCGTTATAAACCCTTAGATCACCAGCTATTGTTTTAAACTTCTCTTCGTTGGTTAGTTTAGCGTCTGGGTTGTTTAATAAGTCTTCCATACTTTTTTTTAATATTAAATTTTTCCGAAATCATTTGGGTGGCATTATTCTGCCAAGCTCTCAAATTCTTTCTCTGGATCAAATCTTCCCTCTTGTTTTTGTCTCTCTTCTATTGCTCTCCGCCTCTTAAAAATCTCTCTTTGCTCAAAAGTTATCACTTTACTGCCTGTTTTTTGCTGTTTTTCTATGAATTTGATGAAATCTTTTAACACATTGCCACCTAAAAAACTCAATTTGTGTGTTTTTTTGTAATTTTCTTCAAATTTTTTAAGCTTTTCTATACTAATCATTTCTTTAATAAAAAAAACAAGCCTAAAAGACTTATTTTTTGTTCTCTGTTAAATTTTGATCTTGATTATTCATTTCAAAATTGGCTCTTAAACAAGTTATATCTCCTGACTGGTAGTAACAGGCACATCTCTTTAAATGCTCCTTACTCCCGCTGTCCTGTGCATTCTCACATATCATTAAATTTTGGTTGTCTATGTTTATGTCTAGCCCTCTGTTAAAAGCTAGAAAAAACAACCACCCAATTATTGCCAAAGTTATCCCCATTCTTAACCACTCATTAACCTCGGCTAGTAGATACTCCTTTTGAATTTTCATTTTATTTTTTAATTTTAAAAACTTTCCTATCTTTATACTCCGTTGCTTTTCCTTTGTTCCAATTTTGGACTGGTCTCATATAACCAACTATTCTAGTGTAAACCTCTGTTGTTCCTAGTTTCTGGTTAGTGCATTCTTCACATCTATAATCTCCTGTTTTTTTCCAAAAACTAACATTCCTGTCTCCTTTTTTTATTTCTTTTTTGCAATCCACGCAGTGAACTCCTTTTGGTATTTTTTTGTCCATAATTTGAACTTATTGATAAACTCATTATACACCCTAATTTGTTATTTGTCAATAGAAATTATTTTCTTAGCTTCATCAAAACTCAAAAGGTTTCCATAAATTTTTCCACTTAAATCTTGAGCCATTTTCTCAAGCATTACTTCTGGCATAACATCATTATTCATCTTGTAAACTTTATACTGCTGTCGGTAGGCTTCCACTTCTTGAGAAAGCCGGAACTTTTCATCTTTCAGATATTTTTTCCACCATTCTTCCGGGCTTGTTTTCATTTGCTGAAAGGTATGGGTTATTTCGTGGGCTATTAAACCATAACTTAATTCATTCTTAGAAAAGAAAGTGTCCCCGTAAGTAAAGATTAAATTATTAAGATCATCCGCGTTTAATTCAAATTTCTTTATAACCTCATTAAGCAAAGGGAAATTTATTGTGTTACTCCAATAAACTTTCATTCGCTCCCCCTCGTTTTGACACTTTCCGCAATAAGCTGATCCGTGTCGTCTTTCTCTAAAACAATTTTTACAAAATCCAACTGCATTGGGTATTTGTATTTCTTTTTTGTAAAACTCTGTTTTTTTCTTCATTTTTTTAATGTTATTTTTTAATTATTTTAATACCACACTTTTTTAAGGCTTCTAGCGACTTCTTAGAAA